GGATCAAATACACCAGCTCCCAATCCTCCGTCATCTATGTATATCTTTTTGTATTTGTGCAATCTATCTGATGCCTTTATTCGTCTCACAGTGTCAGTAAGGCGAGTATATTCTGTAACTTGCATATCTACTTGTACCAATGTCTCTCGATTCATACGTGCCAGAGCAACCAATACTTCTTGATCACCACCCATTCCTGCACAATCTACACCTAGGAAGTGGTCATGGCGTAGTAATGACGGTGCTGTATCCCGTCTAATTGTCATACAGCCCTTAATTAGCTCGGTGGAGAAGAAACGCATCAATTCATCTACAAATTCGCCCAAATACTCCTGTGAGTACTCTACATGGGTCATACGCTCCTTTTCGAGCTTTAAGAACGCCTTATCGATCCTAGGGCAGTCTTCGGAGGATATATGGAACGATTTGTACGCGGGGTTAGTGAAACAGGAGTAAAAGTACCCTGCCTTCCCAAACGGCGTAGATATAAGGACTATGTTACCACCGGTGGATGCTAACATAGGAGTAACGGCTTGCCAAACATCCTCAGAGATAAAGGCCGCTTCGTCGGCAATCAAAAGATCGACTGTGTACCCTCGGATTCCATAGCCGGACATACCGGTCGGGAGACAATATATCCGGCTACCATTTGTGAGATTAATGATATGCATGGTTGGTCGTTTCTTCCCCGTACATATGAACCTTCCATAATGATCGACTAGGTACGCCAGTGTCTTCTCAAATAACAACCGAGCCTGTCTTTCAACCGATGCAATAATAAGAATAGTCTTCTTAGGGTTTTTAATAGCATATTCGGCGGCCTTGATGGATATAATCGTAGACTTTCCCACCTGCCTTCCGCTTCTGAGGGCAATGTTCCCATGCGTTTCCAATACCTCCTGTTGCCAATCATCTAATTTAACCTTCATAACCCCCCCTACACCACCTTAAAACATACGTCAAATAGACCATTCAACGCGGCATGCTTGTTTTCGAGCTTTACTTTGGCGTATTCACTGAAATTGTCCGATTTCGACTGAATAAGCTCAATTTTACCCTTTTCGGCGTCAATTATAACAACATCGATCGGACTCTTCGAACCGGCGCTTCTAATGGCAATCAACCCTCTATCTCGGGCTTCCTTGGCAATTCGGCGCTCTTTTCTAGCTCCCTTCAAGTAACGTGGGTTTGTCATCTAAATTAACATATGCTACATCGATGTATTCACTTGCAGTTCTTCTAGCAACGCCCCACTTGCTCATAATTTCCAATAGAAAAGCGTCCATATCGAGTTCTTTGCCTTGCTTCTGTGCAGTAGCAATAGCATTCCGTATTAACCCGATTCTTGACTTTCGTGCCATTACTAATATTGATGGGGTCATGCGTCTTAGTGTGTTTCTATATTATAAAAGGATTTAGATACACGCGAAAACAAAGAATAGTAGGTAAAATTGCTGTAGTAGATAGCGTACTGTCTAGTTACTTGTTTGACTACTACACTGAGTTAGCTATTATCTTCCCTCATGTTCAAAGGACGTCGATAGTACTACCAAACTACAGACACACATAGAGTTGATGTTATATAATATTTTGTGGATTGTAGTATAATAATAATATAAAAAATTTGTCTGGTATCCGACCTATAATACAGGTGTTTTTGTGTTTTAGGGTCGCATCTATTGTAAAGACCACTATGCAGCGAGCACGTCAATTAATCGGCATGCTAAGAGCCTGTTATTTCAGCCCCTATGCATAGCGGTTAGTAAGCTAGAGGGGGGGGTATCACTACTAAAGAGGGGTAGTAATGACATCCTAGAATGAGCAAATAGGGGTAGAATCACTACTTCGAAGGGGTTGCAAGCTATCTATTAGCTATAAAGTAATCTATCTAACTACGCTCCAAAAGCCTATAGGCTTTTGGAGCGTAGGATGTATAATTAGTTTGTGGTAAGTCTGTATGCTTGCAACTACGGAGTTACAATGCTTGCAACTACGATAGAAGCCTACGAACCCACCAATGAATAAGTACAAAAACTAGAACATATATGAATAGTAGTATCTCAATTCTATTTCCCATTTTATTAATCATCCTCCGTCAAATCAGCAATCTTCTTATCAAACGCTTTCATAACACACTTTGCTTCGCTGTCAGACATCTTACGTTTTAACTCTCTATCAATAAAGTCATCTTTCACCACTACATCAGATTTAGGGGGCACGTTATCGTCTTCTCCTTCGCTGTGCTCCCTAACGTCAGCAAAAGCCTCATCAACCTTATCTAACCAAAACGTTTCATGTTCTGAGTCTTTTTGGTCAACTATCCACTCTTTTAGCCATTTAACAGCGGCGGCTACATCCTCATAACTAAAAGACTGACAAGACTTGTTTTCAGGATCATTTACCCACTTGTCCACTTTGTTCTTGAGCGGTGCTGGTTTAATCGTTGACATCTGACCACCCCTCTATCCAATCTTTTTTATCAATCCATATAAAACTACTATCTCTTGCACCACAGTTTTTGCTTTCTAGCCACGCTTTTAAGGCGGCTACCTCCTCTTCCAGAAACACATAACTACGTCCAGATATACCGCCATCATATAGATTTAATCTTCTTATTTGTTCGGATTTGTCTTTGAGCGGTGATGGTTTACTCATCTTTCACCTCAACAACATCAGCAAATGCCATATCAACTATAGCTATTGTTTCCTTATATGTAAGTTGTAGGTTTCTAGCGAATTCACATTTAAGCCATTTAACAGCAGAGGCAACATCTTCTACTAAGAACATATCATGCAAACCACCAAAAGAGTCTCCATCTAATTGAGTATCTACTAGTAATTCTTTGTCTTTGAGCGGTGCTGGTTTCATTACTTCGCCTCGATGAGCAACTTCGTTAACTCATCCTTCATAATGCGTACCAAATCCTCAATGTGCATGATTTGTTGTCTTAGTACGTCTATTTCGCTTCTTTCCATCCCAATTCCTTAGCGCATTTATCACAAACAACGCTGGAAGCCCACTCACGTAGCCATAATAATAGAAAAAGCACAGTAGTCATCATAAAGATTGGTGCAAGTACTGTCGATGGTGCAAATACTGTCATTTCAGACCGTTCCATATCTTATTCAACATCGCACCTACAAACAGGCATACGACAGTCCATAGCATCCAAGCGTAAGGGAATTCTGCAGTCATTCTCTAACTCCGCCTGCCTTTGCAATCTCTAACATCTTCTCTAGGCGAATCATCTTATTTTCATGCTCCAATGCCATCAATGTGAGTCTATTTTTATGTTTTAACTCCTCTAACGCTATTGATTCTTCATATGCCATTATTCTTCACCGCCGTCTTCATCATATCCGTCTTCACCAACCCAATGCGATTCGTCTTCCATTATTTGACCTCCTTTACAAGATAATTGGTTGCGAACTTTTCACCGACTTTGGTGATCTGTAACTTAATCATTCCCGGTTTCTCTCTTAGCCTCACTGCATACTGTTTTAACTCTCTGATTAATCTGCGCGAGCTAGTACGTAAGAATTTCTGTCCCTGTGGGTATTTTGTACCATCCAATTCAAGCACATCGAATTCAAGGCTTGCTACTGGTTTTCCCTCGTATTCTCCCTCTACCTGTCTTGGTTTTGTTATGGCTATTTCTCGGGTTTCATTTGTTTCTAAACCCACATATGCACCTTCGAAATCTTGCCAATTTATATCATCTTCCATAGAATATAGTGTGTGTCTCTCTTTATAAGTGTTTCTATGTTGTACCGTTAGGAAGTTCTGGATTAACTGATTTATACTCAACCCACGCACCTATTATCCCTACGCTGTCCCAATGGTCAATACCGGCGAAAAGCGTACCGTAGAAATTGAAAGCCACATGATCGCCAGCCTGAAGTGTCCCCGGAGCACTATCATGATCTAAATTCCAAGAGATTTCATGTATTGTCCATTGAGCTGATACTCCGGGATTGTAGAAACCGTTAGCCCCCTGTCCATTTGCGCCCATCAAGTCGCCAGCCTGCGAGCATGACATTGATACGTTCCAATCAAAAGTATCCGCTGCTGCAACTCCACCAGCCTGATCTACTACAATTCTTATGGTACAAAGCAAGTCAGTCGAGCCATCCCAGTCATGCGGAACTTGCATAGTCCAGTATATGGCTGTGTCCGAAGCCGAAAGTTGTTTGTAATGACCCGCAAATGGCCATGCTTTTACAAGAAAAGGAGAGCTGTTAGCAGTTTCCATCTCTGTGCAGCCCTTCCATACCCTTCGCTTCCACCTAGATAGCCCTGTGGCAGTAAGATTTGTAATTAATCCTTGCTCATCAACATTGTGAACAACTATCGTAGATGATGCTCCTGAAACTACTTGGATCGCACTAAAATTATTTGCATTGTCTGAGTCGAGAGTTATTTTATAACCAGTACCGGTCGTACCTGCAGTTGCTATTGTATCATGGCATGTGCCAGTAGTCAAAGCACTAAATGTCCATGTGCAAGCAGAAGTAATTGTAACATCAGAAATGTAAGTCATTCCTGCGGCTTCAGTTAATGTAAGGGAATCTGTACCAGAACTGGATGGAAAAATAACAATAGAATCGCTATCCGCAGCTCCTCCAGTTATTACTAAACTCGCAGGAAGTTGTGCTATACTTCCTCCGCTTATATTGAAACCAATAGTATTGTACGTTGTGATTACTCCGTCGCTGTCTACTAGGAATACGCTATTAAGACCAGAATCCATTACTCGAAAGCGTTGTGCACCTGCGGCATCTGGTAGAACTACTCGGAAGTCACTGAGTGCAGGTGGCATGTAATCACCAGATGTGCTGTGATCCTCGGTAGCACCAGTCCAATCGATATGCTCCGCCGCTACATAATTAAGTAACTGGTCATGGTCAACTGGGTCTGCGCCTACTGCTCTGTGAGAAGGAGCATGAGCGGCAGGAGCAATAGCATGTTCAGTAATATACTTTTTAACTCCTGAATAGTTTGGTAGAATTAAAGGCTCTTTGCCAATCATTCCTATCGGAACAACCTTTTCGACTGTCTTCTTAGGTAGGAATTTCTTTGTTAATCTCTTATTAATTACCATCCATTCTCCTCTACGTTAGGATTGCCTGTTTGTTTAGTATCACCAGCAGTAAGACCTTCAACATATGGGTAGTCCTTCTCCATAACTCTAGTGCCTACTGACCCGGGTCCTTCTTTAACAGTTCCCCTACCGTCAGACGTAACTGCACCAATTGCCATAAAACAATATAGAAGTACTAATAATTAAGCTTTTCTAACAATTCCAGCATTTTCTAAAGCCACTAAAATCAAATCAATTGCTGCTCTTGCTTCTGTATCCGTAGTTATACCACCAGCAGGATCGTCTATGTGTGCTACTGATACATCCTTTTTATCCTGTCCTGTCATTATTTCTTACCTCGCTTCTTTGGCTCTTCCACTTCTTCAACAGGCTCTTCTGCTACTGGCTCTGCCTTCTTAGCAAACTGTGGGTATCTAGTTAATACTTCTGCCGCACTAGCATGTTGATTAGTAGCTATAAAATGTTCATATAATTTCTTTTGAGTAGATTCCATTTTAAGCAGTTTGAGTATCAGTAATAAGAACAATAGCCTTTGGGTCAGTATTGTATGCTATTCCTTCTTCCCAAATTCTTATCTTGGTTCCTATTCCTACTTCTTCAAACTTCTTTGCTGTTATTGCTACTGCTTGTCTGTAAGTCGTAGCTCTCTTAGGAACAACAACCATTGCGTAATCAGCAGTTACATTGTTGGAAACTTTAACATTCAATCCTAGTATTTGCATAACTGTTCCGGATTTAATCTTCTCGCTAGAGAATCCCGGAATGCTTGAGCCCTTACCAGATATTAACCAGTTCACAATGCTAGTGTAATCCAATGGAGAAACGAATAACGTAGCACCTTCAGGATTGTAATTCTGAGCCCAGATTAATCTCTTAGCATTCATTAAATCCTTTACAATGTCTGCCGCATATGCTGCCGCATCCCATTGATCGCCACCTACTGCGGTGGTTGCAAAGGTTTGAATATTAACCGGAGTTTGACTTTCACTCATGACGTCCCAGATATCTGCATCTACGCCTGCGACTACTGCTCGTGTTAGATCTCGTACAGTCGTGGCCAATACATCTATCTCTGCTCCTCTAATATCTTCTTGAGAAATGAATCCCTCGACAAAGTACTTCTTAGGATAGGATGTACTTCGTGTCCATGTCTGCTCAATATTTGTTGGAGTAGACAAAGGAGATACATTCTTTAAAGCGGATGGCGTCGTGGCTGTTAGTGTACCCGCAGTCTTTGAAAACCATCTAATTGAATCCCCAGTCATTGAAGCGACTGTGCATTCAGATTTGAAAATATATGCCTCTTCGGCGAAGCCTTTGGCTAGCTTATCTATATCCAGTCCTCTTATGTCCTGCATTTCTACGCTATCTGCCATTTAACCTCTCACCAATACTTGAATTCTTTCACCCAATGATGCTGCTTCTAAAGCAAAGCCTATTGTTTCCATTGAGTTCTCTACTGTATCATCATCTGCTGGCGCTATTACATTAACTCCACTAATCTTAACTGCCGCTCCAACTGCTATTGGATCGCCAGATATCGAAACCATGTCCCAAATAGATGGGCCTCGCATTAAACTAACTCTGGTTCGTCCATCACTAGCAATACGTTCTCTAACTAAAATTCCAGCAAATTTATCTCCGTCTGCTGAGGACGGGAATGCCATTCTATCACCGGAGATTTTGCAAACTGTTCCTTTCTCCATAGCAAGTGTGTTATCAGTAATCCAATCAAAAGGTTTAGCATCAAGTCGATTTCTAAGTAATGCTTCATTCGCCATATCATACTATGTGATGGGTTCTATTTAAGCTTTTCTCTAAACGAAATACTATATCACTTCTTCTCCATCGTCGTCCTCTTCGTCATGTCTGATCCCAATGAACTCTCTCGCCACTTCAAAGTGTGCCATATTTCTTCCCGGCCCTTCTGGAACATCTACATGTGGCATCTTCTTAGCACCTAAGGCTTTTCTAATAGCGGCTTTTTGCCAAGATTTCAATTTACCTGCCGACTCACCTAGTGTTAGTCTAACCTCTTCGTAATGTTCCTTCGGGAATGTTACTTCCCATAACTGAACAGGTCTTACGCCTACCGGTCTAAGTACATGTTTTCCCTTATGCTTCCACCTATACAATCTATATCTGATCCAGTTTATGAATTCGGTAACTTCGGGAATAGCTCCGCGAGTCATCATATAGAGCTGCATTACTTGGCCTCTTTTAATTTCTGAATGGTCAGTTCCAAAACTGCTTCATGGAACTTCAAAATATCTTTAGCATCCACGAGTGATTTCTCAGTCTGCTCCTTAACCCTTGTCCAATAGACCTCTTCATCTGAGCCTATCTTAACACTAAGCTTATCTTTTTTCATTTAATTCGCCACGTATTACCTTCTTAGCGTATTCTAGCGGGGTAACTTCTTTCGTTAATAGTGGGACTGATCCTGCTTCTGAACGTCCTCCTAGTAATTGCTCAGCTCTTAGTCTCTCTTCTCTATCTAACAAAGCTTTCTTCTCCATGTTTGCGGCTCTCATTTCTGCAACTATTCTCTTAGCTTCATCCAACATAGGCGTCTCTATAATAGCCTCTCTCACTTTATCTTCATCTACTGGTTGAGCAGCTTCTGGCTTTGGTTCTTCGTCTACCATTAGTTATACTGTGTGTCTCTTATTATAAACACTTCTATTCTTTGAGAAATAGTTTCGGCGTAGGAATTGCTACTCCGGCAATTACTGCTAGGATTGCAATAACTGACGTCAATAGAAGTCCGTTTATCCCTTGGTACAATGCGTATAATTCCAACAGGGTTATACACATCATTGCCGTCACAATTACTCTAACATCTATCTTTTGTTTCTTTTTCATTATATATCCTCCTCAAAATCGGGAATAAATATCTCTTGAGGCATATAACCGCTATTAGCTAGTGAGGCCATAATCTGCGCTCTTATTGCCGAGAAATATAAATTGCGGTATTCTATCATGTACGCCATCTTGCCATCGTAATCTGATACATCTGCTATGAAGCCTCCTCCTGCCTGTTTCTGTCTGAGTAGGCTTTCGTAATAAGATAGTCTCTGCGCCGCGTAGTTTAGGTTTACCATAGCTTGCGAGGAGCTTAGCGCCCCTGCTCGGACTGCCGTTAACTGCGCGGATATTCCTGTTTTTAATCCCTGAAAGCCTTTAAACGCGTTAGCAACCTCCTCCTTTTGATTGCCTGTGTAAGAACTATATAATGACGCTATTGCCGTCCCAAAGAAACCAATTAACGCTCCGGGGATAGCCCCTATTCCGCCTGCGGGAGCTCCTATTACTGCTCCTGCTGCTGCACCAAGTAAACCCTTAGATAGCGCAAGACCTAAGCCCTCTCTGAAAGTCGAAGCCCATATATTTCGCTGCTCTATATCGGGCGCAACCATCATATTTGGTTGTAAGCCTGCGGTTTTATTAACTTGGTAATCTTGCAGAGCTTTGGCAACAATTGGGTCAGAGTGCTTAATTGAGCCTCTCCTTCGGAACCTCGCCCACTGTTCGTACTGCTCATCTGTTAATGTTATAGACGTTCCTAAACCTTTAAATTCAATAACGTGGCCTCCTGTTTCATTAACAGATTGGACAATTCCGGTACCGTCATCCGATCCCTTTTCTTTTAGTTTTTCTCTTCGTATAGCGAGCTCCTCTTGCTGGCTTGTGAGTAGCTTAACCGTCCCTAGATCGCCCGTTGGGTCAATTACCTCTGTGCCAAATGCGGGCATTCCAAGAACTGCTGCGGCTTTACCTCCTCGTGCTTCCGTTTGAAGTGTTGGCGTGGTGGTTTCCCACGATTCGGGAACCGGCATCATAACGTCTGGTCCGGATGTGAGGTTGATATCACCCGCGGGTGTCGGGGTAGGTAATTGCTTTTCCTCTTTCTTTTTCGCCTTAGGGGTAACATCTTTCCAACCTCTCTTTGTTTTTATTCTTTCCATTATTCAGCTACCTCCGGTTTTGGTGGGGCTATTTCGGCCGGTTGAATATCCATTTGTTGCATCGACCCGTCTTTGCTCACATCACTAAGTAAATCGGGTTGTAGGGACACCGCCTCGCCTAGTTTTATTCTAAAGAATAGCTGTCGCCACACTTCGTTTTCTATCTCAAGCGCTTCGGATTTTACGCTCTGGCTGTGTGCCATCATTTGCACCTTGCCATTTGCTTCAGACTGTCCTGCTCCCCCACCAGATAACACCTGCGGGGTGTTCATAGTTAAATGTAGAGAAGCCTGCAAGGCAGCCCGCCAAGGTAGCGTAGCAGACAAAGCTTGAGGTGGTATAACTAAAGGGGTAGGATTAATTGTGTCCTTCGGATAAAATACATTACCGCACGTATTGGTCAAATTCGTCGCGGCGTTCCATTTAACGATAAGTGCGTCTATTTGTGTTTGATCATCAGTGTCCACTTCGACCAGCATCTTGGGTCTAGCGAAGTGTCTTGTGATTTCCTTTTGAATAAAAAATGCTTCATTATCTGCGGAGACTATCTCGGAAATGGCTTCAATATCTCCCTGTGCTCCTATTTCATCCGCCACCTGTGGGTTTTTTAGCACAAACAGGTCAATAGGTTTGAATTTAACAAAAGCTTTTGCTTTGTCAGTTCTGGATATTTGCCGATATTCCTTCAAAAGCCCATTCTTCCCGACCACGATTTGTATGGTGGATGGGTTAAGTGATTTCAGTCCGAGAAGCGTTCCTTTTTTGGGGTCTCGGATTATCTCACTGTACGCTATACCGCAAATCCTACGAGTCCGCAGCATATTCTTTAATGTCGGTAAGAAGTTAATACGATCTAAGATAACCTCCGTTCTTGTGTCGGCTGTAAACCCAGCGCCCGCGACCCACTCCACGCGTAAATTTATTACCTGTCTGACCTGTGGTATTTTCTTATATACACCATACCACTTCGACCACTCTGGAACAACCCACGTTGTATCGCCCGAACCAGTTGGGCCATCTGTATCTGCCGTTGCGATGGTTATATCTTCCACCGCGCTGGTCGTATTTCCTACTGTTGTACTGTCTATATCTGTCTGTGGCATTTTAAAATTGTACCTCGAATGGAATGTCGCAGGTTAAGTCTGTTGTGATTGTTACTGTGTCTACATCAGTAAGTGTAAGCCCTGAGATTGGATCGTGACAGAAATACGAACCTGCACCAGAAGCGGCATGAGTACTTACATTCACCCTAAGTTTATCACCTGCTTTAAAGTATTTCTTTGTTAATAATGTTTGTATGCAATCTCTATGATATTCTACCACTGCGGCTCTAGTTATTTCAACGGTAGCATTTATTTGTGTCTCTGCCCCCCCAACTCCTGCAACATGAAATACTTTAACAAAATAATTTAAAGCCGCACCAGTAGGTTGACCGTTAGAGACATTAATTATAGCATAATCGTTTTTAATTGTTACTGGTATCTTAAATTCATAATCAAAATCTATGTCTTTTGCCGCTCCGGTTGTCAGACGTGGTTGAGACGTCTTTACTTCAGTAGTCAAAAAGTAATAAGTTCCCGAATCATCCCATGATGCGCAAGCATAATAACGAATGTAGCCGACATCCCGCATGATATCAATCCAGTCGTAACTTACAAGCGGTGCTGCACTTTTTCTAAATACTATTGGTATTGGCATTATGCGCCTTTTATGAAAGTGCGAACTTTCATATCCTCCAATGCTTTCATAGCCTGTACATGCCGGTCTCTCAATACATCTAACATCGTCTGTGCTACTGCCACCGAAGGAAATCCACTCATGTCCCACATTATAACTAGCATAGCACACCAGCAAGCCGAAGCCTCTGTTAAAACACCCTGAACATCTGCGTTAAGACCAGCAGTAACTAGATCGCTCCAATTCGTTCTAGTCTTGGAGTTAATATGAGCCTCAACATTCAATACATATATATCGGTTGCCGCTACCGCCTTGGCTGTCGCATTGGCATGAGTTCCACAACGTGCTTGTATATCTGCACTCTTTGTGTATATTCCAAAGTCAGCCATGGTGTTATTAACCGCACCATATATTTAAGGTTTTGTCTTTCATACACCAAGCCGCCCTTACTAGCGCCTCTGCAATGTGTGTATACTTCCCGTATATCTTGACGTTCTTTGTATTCGGGTCAATCTCACATTGCACAGATGCCAAAGACAATCTAACCTCTGGATCGTCAAACAAGTTTATCTTTCCGCCCTCCATAAGATTACGCAGGTTGGTATACAAATCCTCTTTCAATAACCGTTTATGTCTCTTCCCATATCTGTCTAGGCTGCGAGAGGCGTTATTG